AATTGTAATGTTAACCCTAATACATTCTCTTTTAGATTGGGCACATGCCTGAGACACATTCATTGTCTTACCATTACCAGAAAGACCAGTAACAAAGATAGGATAAAATTGTTTACTAGAAACAATAGATTTAATATCTTTGAAATAACCCCATGACACGAATACAGGATCCACATCAGGAACTATATTACCAGTTAGACTTGAAACAATAAACGCAGCCTGATTAACTGTCTCATTAACAGGTGCGGTTTCAGTTTTGGGTAATTCTGCAATGATATCTTCTTTAACTTTAGGAGAGATATCGCCGTCAATAGGAAGAGCATAAACTCCTCTAGAAACTTTGAATTGGTCTTGTTTTAACCAACTTGGATTTTTGATATTACCAATCTTGATAAAATCGTTAATTTCACTTCTAGTTAAATTAGTTTTCTTGTAATGTTTATATAACAATTCAACTTGATTTAACTGTTCATTATTTAATGTAGTCATAATTCACCTTTGTTTTTTTCATAATATACATATATTATATCGAACTTTGCATAGCATGTCAAGCATTATTCCCATTTATTCCAGATTATTCCAGATAAATGTGTTGTATTTTTACAACAATATAACAAATATGGGGGTTTTGCCCCCCATATCAACTTTTGTAATGTTATAACATTACTCACTATCAGAAACAGCCCCAATTTGTGGCATTTCAGATTGTGATACATCAGCAACTTCAGCAACTTTCTCTAACGAAGGTAAAGAATAACTGCCTCTGCCCAATCTGTATGATTGATTTTTCATCAACCAAGCAGGTTTAGTGATACCGAGTTTACTTTGAAGCGATATAATATCTTTTCTAGTAATCTCAGAAGTAAAGCCCTCTTCATTTGCCATTTTAACAAATGCTTCTTGAGCTGGTTTTAGTGTAACTTTAGTTGTATTTTCCATTATAATATTCCTTTTCAATTAATACAAATTTTAAGCGACTTGAGAAATAAATTTATTCAACACAACTCTACTATCTTTGTTTTGTTTTAAAGTAGAAGTGAAGAGTCTTTTTATTTCACTCTTTTTAGCATTCTCAGATGGTGTCGCCATTTGACCATCTGACACTTGCAGATTACCCCCAGCAAGGAGATAAAATTCATCATAAGCAGTATTGTCTTTTACTACTAAACATTTATTTTTTCTATACTCTTGATTAATTTTTTTTCTATCATATATTTTTACGCCTTTGTCATATGAATATGAAGGAAAGTATTTGTCAATTGTATATCTATCAATTGTTTTACCACTTGAGATATAGAAACCTAATACTTTAGTACCAGTTCTTTCTCTTAAAGCGTCAAGCAATTGGTCTGTCATTTCTCTTTGTCTTTCGATATAATATTCTTTTTTAGTTTTAGTATCTCTTAAAACTATTTGATTATCATAACCAGTTCTAAAGATATAGTAACCACCTTTTTGTTGAGTCAGATATTTATTCTTGATATCTTCTTCACTAACATTAAACGTAGCGTATCTATCGTTACCATCAGAACAGCCATCAGTTAAAAAGATTGTATTCATTTTATCAATAGCATATTTTTTTCTGAAAGCACTAACCATTGGCATTGCAGCCATAACACAATCATTAAGAGGCGTTGAACATAACCCATAACCAACTGGTTGTGTAGGCAAGTTATGTATGTAACTTCTTAAAGCAGAATACTTGTCATATTCAGCATCGTCCATATTGTGCCATTTTCTTCTAGAAAAATACATTGAACTATCATATCTTTCAGCAAGTAAGAATAAGTTAATCATACCTTTTTCATATTCTTTAGCGTTCATTCTAGAAGACACAAAGTTTAAAAGTCTCAATCTTTCGTCAACTGTTACGTCACCTTCTTGATATGCAGGGTATCTTTTATTCTCAGCAGTAATATGTTTAGCATTTGAATCCCAAGCACTATGAGAACTATCATTACAGAAAGCATATACTTCAAAAGGTATATTTACTTTTTGACAAAACATTGTTAAATTCATTAACTGGTGAATAGTAGGAGTTAGTTTGTCAGCCATACTACCTGACCAGTCTATGAACATCATCATACCGTGATTTTTGCCATCAGGTGTGATTGCCATTCTTTTAAAGATATCATCATTATATTTGTAACTATGTAATTTAAGTGGGTCGATAACACCAGACTTATCTTGTTTAGTTCTAGAATAAGCAGAAGCAGCCTTTTTCATTTCATATTCTTTTACCATGTATGAAACTTTTTTAGACTGGTCTTTATTGAATTGTCTGTATCTAGAAATCAATTGAGTTATAGACCTTTGTTGAGACTTAGTATCATTCTCACTTAGATAAGCATTATTGTATACTTTGTCAAAATCTTTTAATACAGTTTTATAGTCAACAATATAATCATTAACATTTTTGTAATTGTGAATATTGATGTACTCATTGTTTTTAGATTTAGGGTCTAGTAACTGTTCTTTTTTATCTTCCCAAGACTGGTCTGTCTCAGCAGAAACTTCTTCAAACGGTGCAACTGGTTTAGAAGCACTAGCATGTAATTCTTCATCTGATTGTTGACCAGAAGAAGGCATAGCAGGTTCTTCTTTAGCATCTACTTCTTCTTCTTCTTTGTCGGAATCATTACTAGTACCCATTGTACTATCATTGTTTGTCTCTTCTTCTTCTGAATCTTCGTCATCATCATCATAATCTTCATTATCATCATAATCAGAATCACCGTCATCATGGTCATCAAAAGAATTCATTTGCATTTCTTCTTCTTTATCTTTTTCTTCCTGTTCTTCTTTACAATATTTTGATAACTCGTCAGCGAGTTCAATCACATCTTCAAAAGTCTCTAACTTTTCCATTCTAGAAACTACATCTTTTTCATAAGCATCTTTGAATACAACAGGACTTTCTACATGAGAAGATTTAAAATGAATATTTAATCTGTCAATAAGAAGCATATCATTAAGGTCTACATCTTTTGTACCAAAGAAATCATTATTAATAAGGTCTCTATAACCTCTAATAAATGATTGTGATAAACCAGGATATTTTCTTTTGATTAATTTTTCTATTCTTGCATCTTCGATAACATTGCAAAATGACTTTGGTATATTTCTTTCTACAACAGCATTTTCCCAACCATCTTGTGGAGTAAATAATGCATGACCAACTTCATGTGCAATTAATAAATCTGTAATGTCTTCATTCATATCTTTCCAGATAGGTAAGACAAGTAGTCTAGATTTTACATCAAAATAAGCAGTCTTTACTTTTTTGTGTTCTACTGATATGTTTTCAGTAGCAAGTAACTTTGCAAGATACGATTTTGCACTCTTATTGATATTTGTTTTTTTCAATGTATTCTCACTTTTTTTCATAATATAAGTATATGCTACTGTACTTTGGCATATATGTCAAGCATTATTCCATCTTTTTTGGAACTTTTTTTACTCGCAATATTTCCGTTTCTCTGTAACATACTATTAAGCTACATGAGTTGGGCATGTATGTCAAGCGTTTTTTGGTACTTTTTGTGGAATAATTTCCCCTTGTTTTTCAAGGGTTTAGATGATTTTGACTACTTTTTGAAGATAAAAGTGGGTTCAAATTTGCGACCTGAGACGTTAGGTCTCTGATATTCGCCCATATATTGTTGTTTTTGTTTAGTTTCTTTAGTATCACCATCTAGTGTAGATACGGCAGAGCCCCCTTGTTGAGTACTCAGAGACAACCACCATGTATCTGTATGTTCGAAACCTACTGATTTTGCAAGTGATACTGTATCTTCTTCAAATGTCTTATATTGTTTAGTATTTGCGACATTGAGTGCAAGATACTTGCCAGTTTTAAGACCTTTATATGCATTGGCAATCGTCTGTTTTAGAAACTTCTCTTTCCAGATTTCAGACGTATCAAACTTAATACTTGATTGTTCTGGTTCATCACCATATGCTTCCCAACCAAAGTAAGGTGGACTTGTAAATACGAAATCTAGACTTTCATCTTCTGGTATAAATGTTTCACTACCTTGTCTATGAAGATAATAGTTATTGTGTGAGTTACCAAAAGTTTTACAAATTTCTGATAACCCTTTGTAAGTAGGAATACAAGGGTCAGTACCGATATAGTTTACCCCAGCTGCAATCGCACCGAGCAATCGACCACCATAACCCATACTTGGATCCCATACTGTACCTGCAACTGTACCTTCTAGTGGACTATCTTTATCTACAAATACATCATATAAGGCTGCGGCTGCAGTAGGTCTAAAATTAGAAACCATTTGAGTGCCACTATATCTTCTTAACATAGAACGCATATCTGAATCTGTAATCATGTGAGCAGCTTTCTTTTGAAAGAATGTACCTGATAATATTTTATTTAATCCTTTTTTAAGATGTTCTTCATCTTCCCATATTTCCATAGGTGTTTTCATCTTACCACATTTTATACCCCATGCGTGTTCCATATATGACCATGCAAGATTAAGACCATGTGCTGATTGACCTATAATTTTATTCTTTCTATCAATAAGTGTATCTCGTCTAAAGTTTACTAGACTATTAAATATATCATTACGCCATTCTTTACTTGTAGGGTAGTAAGGAAAACCTCTTTGTTTCCATTCATCATGTACTTGTTGAATATTATCTGTCATATAAGTAAACCTCTCCTGGTAGTGTACCTTTTGCCCATGTTGTTTTGCCCACTAGTTTCATATTATTCTTTATATAAAATTTCTTTGCTATTTCGTTATCACTACGAACACTCAAAAATACTCGTCTTGGTTTTACAAACTCAAAGAACTTTTGTAGTGCCTGACTTGCTGAACCATTTTTATGTTTAGCTGCTATTTGATGTAGTATACAATCACCTTGTTGAGCAATCACATCACCTATTCTTTGTTTTCTTTTATAAAAATTATATGTAATCACTACATCATTATCATATATTAAATTTTCTTTTGCAATCATGCGTTTCATATAATCTGTACGAATATGTGGAAACCACGTCTTGTGTTGATAAAAGATTTCTTTTACCGATTCAAAGTCTATTTCTTTAGCATGATTCATAATTTATATTCTAACATAGTTTATCAAGAAAGTAAAGCTCTCATCTTTTCATTAGAGTAGCAATCGGCAACTAGATGTATTCTATCAACGTCACTAGTATTTCGAACAGCATGAGCCTTTGTAACATCTGTATAGTAATAATGTCCAGATTTTAAAATGTGTTCTGTGCCTTCTTTGTCTTTTGTATTTTCATATAAAGTAAATACCACATTGTCATTTGTTCTAATTGGCATATGTATTCTGATTATATCACCATCATCAAAACCAATATCTTTGTCTATCTTGTCTGTATGTTTACCAATAACTTTACCTGCTTGTAATCTCATAAATCTAACTCTCTCAAACTCACATGGCAGTTTTTTAAGCATATCTAATATAGGTTTCATTGTTGTAATTACTGATAGTGTAGTCCATTGTAATTTAGTATCTATGTCTACTGAACTCTTTAATACACCAGGTTTTAATATGTCTAAAGGGTGATTACCATATCCGTGTAAAGATACAGCGTCCCAACCACCTTTTGCATATTTTGTTTTTACGTTCTTAAAGTCCATACCATCGAGATTTGCAGCCACACTATGAAGTATTGAAATGTCGTTGTATGGTTCTATTGATAATTCTTTTATTACAGGTCTCATATTTTATACTCAAAATTTTGTGTTGTAGAATTTATATTAATTAACTTAGCACCATTCTTTATATGAAAATGTGTGGCCATAGGTGTTAGTGGTGATAAAGTTACTAATTGAGTTATGTGTGCTTTTTCTTTTATATACTCTAATAACTTACTAATAATTTTTCTACCTGCACCTCTTTTTCTAGACCATACTGTATATGCAACAGCAATTGTTCCAGATTGTTTTGCAGCCTGACTCATGTAATCTAATTCTTTAACTGTAGTCGGAACTTCATTAGTATATGCAACACAAACAATTGCCTCGATATCTTCTTTATATTTTAAACCATAGATTTTTCTATCATTAGATAAACGCCAATGTAAATCTAACTCTGGTCTTACAGGATCCTCTGATACATCTATATCTTTTAATTCAACTAACTCTGTACCTTTGAGCCATTTAAAAAAATTGTCAACTCTGTTTTTAAATATTTTCATTTTTGCCTCTTTCTAAAATATCTTCGCCATATTGCTGACCTCGTCATTGATACTATGGTAAAAATTATTGCGATTTGGAAGTTCTCAAATATACTAGGATGTAAATCAAATAAAGGAAATACTGTAATCTGTATGATGATTGATAAAAAGAAGCCACTACCGACATCTATGACACTTTCTGCAATATCCCTATTAATTTTGATTTTTAGTGGGAATTGCCGTCTCATAGCCGCCCGCTGGGCGGCGTTAAAGAGCTGTCTGATACTATAGTACCCCCTAATATTAGACATTTTTACTCGCAATCGTCTTTCTGAGTCTTTGTTGTTGTGCTTTGATTGTTTGTGTAACTAACTTCTTTTGTGCCTTTTTTGCTCTATCTAGTTTTAGTTTACTTACCAAATCTGTAAATACATATCCATTCATGTGTTCGTTTTCATGTTGAAATATTCTTGCTGACATGCCATGTAGATATTCTTCAACTGTCTCACCATAATCATCTGTGTATTGTACGTTCACCCATTTAGGTCTTGAGATTGATAAGAATAAAAATGGGAATGATAAACAACCTTCTTTCATTAAAATTGTTTCTTCACTTAAATCTTTGATGATTGGGTTATAACAGTTTCTTACTCTGCCATCTTCTATCTCTGGGTGACCACCCATAACAAACATACGAAATGGTAAACCTACTTGATTTGCTGATAAACCTATACCCCCATATTTAACCATACTGTTATACATTTTTTTAGATAATTCTACTCTATCTTTTATATTAAACTCTTTTAGCATATCATCTGTATATGGTGCTATCTTCATTAATAGTCTAGGGTCAGTAGGTGGTATTAATGGAAATGCATTAGGGTCCTTTTTCTTTAGATGTTCGTGCATATCTTTATGTATCGGTCTTGCCTGACTATCTAAAATTTTAGGTTGTTCTTGTTTGAAACTTTCGTCTTTATCTAGAATAGGAGTTTTACCACTTGTAATATCTTCATAGTATTTAGCTGCCTCTTCTATTTTTTCTGGTGTTAGTTTTTGTGCCATTATTCTGCCATCCTTGTAAAGTTTTTATATTTCTCAAACTTCATAACTCTTGGGAACTTATCTATAAGAGTGTCGCCTTTGTGAGATATAACAAATACGTTTTCTTTTTTCAAAGTATAGTGAAGTATTCGCATGAACTCGTCTGTGCCTGAGCTGTCTAGTGAACTATCAAATATTTCATCTAGTATAAGTAGATTTGTATTTGTAGAATTTTTAAGTTTAGCAATTTCTCGCCATGTGAATAGTATTGCCAAATCTATTCTTAACTTTTCACCCTCACTAAATGAGTGATAGTTAAACTCGTCTCTATGTCTAGATTTTATTGTCTCGTTAAATTCTTCATCTAGACTAAAATTAACAAAGAAATCCATACTTGCTAAATTCTTGTTAATTAATTGATTCATGATTGGTAGATATTGTTTTATAATTTTAGTTTTGATACCTGAGTCTTGCATAAGATGTCTAGCAGTATCTATGTAAAGCATTTCTCTTTTCTGGTCTATCTTATCTTTTTCTAGTTGAGAAGATTGAGTGACTAACTGATTTAACTCACCAGTTTGTTCAGCAGTAGATACCTTTTCATCTTGTAATTCTGCTATCTCTTGTTCTAATTTAGTTGTTTGTTTTTTTATTTCTTCTATAGATGTTTCATAACGATTAATCAATAACTCTTTTTCTCTGATTGATACCATTGTTTTATTAATAGTATCTAGTTTCATTTGACTTGTTTTAATTTCTTTATCTATTTGACCAAGCGCAATTTCTAACTCTTGTACTTTTTCTGCCTTCTTGTTAATCATTGTAGTTTTAAATACAGCGTTAATTGATTGTTGACAGGTAGGACAATCATCATGTGACTCAAAGAAAGTTAAATCTTTTTTATGTTTGTTACAAGTATTTTCTAACTTTGCTTCCATACTATGAAGTTTATTATGTTTAGCAGTTATCTTTGTTGAGTCTAATACTAGTTTTTGTAATTTAGCAATATCTGTTCTAACTCGTTTTATATCTTCTTCATAATTAGATATATCGGTCATAGATTTATCTAAATCTGCTTTTTTAGAATCTGCTAAATCTTTACTACGATTACTAATATCATCAATATATTTTCTTTTGTCGTCAATCTTATTATCAACTAACTGAAAATTAAAATCTGTTTGTTTAATTAATTCATCTTGGTTCTTTTGTTTCTCTCTCAACAATAAATTCATTTTAGAAAATATTTCAATGTCTAGTATTTCTTCTACTACTTGTCGTCTATGTCTTGCTCTTAATTGCATAAATGGTACAAACGAAGCATTACCTAGTATCACAACTTGAGTGAATGACCTAAAGTTTAGTTTTAGTATTTGTTGTTCTAGATGTTTCTGATAATCTCTTTGAGCGGCATCTTGATTTAACATATTACCATTACACCATATCTCAAATTTATTTGGTTTGATACCTCTTATAATCTTATAGTTTTTTTGACCTACTGTAAATTCAACTTCAACAACACAATCTTTTTCGTTGATAGAATTAACTAACTGGTCTTTCTTAATACCACGAAATGCTCTTTGAAACAAACCAAAACATAAGGCGTCTAACATTGTAGATTTACCTGCACCGTTTTCACCTACAACTAGTGTTGTGTTTGACTTATCTAAATCTATTTCTATAAACTGATTTCCTGTACTTAAAAAGTTTTTATATCTTACTTTTTTAAATAATATCAATCCTTGACCTCCGTGTCTTGTGCTTCAATATACATCTCTTTAATCATAATTTTTAATTTGTCTTTGTCTAGGTCGACAGGTAATTGGTCTACATAATTATTAACAAGTGTGATTGTATCTTCAGAGCCCTCTGTTACATCATCGCTTACATTTGTATGACTTAAATCAGAGTAGTCTTCTATTATCTTTAATTCATGTACACTAATCTCATTATATAATCTATCAAGTAGTCTATCAAACATTTGGTGGTCTCTTTTGTTTGCAACTACTAATTTAACAAACTTTTGATTGTAGCCTGTTATATCAAACTTATCATAATTTTTATCAGTATCATCATATACAAGTTTTTTAAATATTGTATGTGGATTCTTTACAAATTCAATCTCTCTTGTTTCAGTATCAAATACATGAAAACCTTTTTGATTGTTGTAATCTGACCATGTCATTTCATATTGACTGCCTAAATAGAAAACTTGACCATCATCATTCTTGTGGTGAAAGTGACCACTATAAGTTTTCTCAAATCTAGATACAATTGATTTATCGTATCCGTGTTTCTGTACCATAGCATCCATCATTCTAAAACCATTTAGGTCAAAGTGACCCATACAAATATCAGCATTTGCTGTGTTCAACATTTCTAAACAATGGGATTCATTTTCAGGATTAATCCAAGGCATCATCAAAATATTTAAACCATCAAAATCTACAACTTTAGGGTCTTCATATATAAATGGTTCGTTCTCGCCATCAGGTGCTGTACATAATGACTTAACAGCATTTACTTTGTTTGTATTACGATAATAGATATCATGGTTACCTATAATGATATGTGTATCAATTTTATCTTGCCATAATCTATCCATGAACTTATGTTTAAAATTATGAGCAATCTTGTAATTAATAAACTTTCGCCTATCAACAATATCACCTAAATGAATAAGTGTTTTAATATTGTTTTCTTTCAAATAAGGAAAGAATATATTATCATAAAACTTATAAAAGTATTCATCAAATATACTACTATCATTCCTGGCACCAAAGTGGGTGTCATTCAATAATGCTATTTTCATATTAGTCTTTTAAGTCTTCTTCTTTTAGATTTTTTTGTAGATAGTCTAACATCTGACTTTGATACTGAGTCTCATCACCAACCATTTGGTCCATCATCTGTTCAACACCCACATTAGAAATCAATTTATTTTTAATTAATGATTGTTTCTTTTCTTTCTGTATTCTTCTAATAAATGCATAATAAATTATTTGTGTAAAGTATGCAAATGGGTTTTTACTTTTGTCTGGATTAAAGTTGTACATATATTGTAAACAGTTCTCAATACCATCACTAATCATATCATCTCTATAAGTGTAATTGATAAAGTTTGGTCTGTAAGATAGGTGATTAGCAATCTTTAAAAAACATTCGCCAATATAGTTTGTTACTGGCGGTTTTTCTTTACCTTGCTTTTCGGCCTCCTCACATTTATCTCTATATTCTATCATCGCTTCTAGAAACTGAGCATTATTTACATAATGAGGTTTTTCTCTTGGTTTTAGTTTTACTTCTTTTTCTTCGTTTTTCATGAGATTATTATACTACATTTTTTAGTTCAATGCAAGCCCTTTCACTAAATTAGTTAAATTAAATTTATTCCTTGGTAGGTGCTTGACACTTCCAGGAATCTGTGTATAATCGACTATGTCGCTGCTTGAATGAGAAGCTATAGCTTAATGTATAGTCTTCTTATCAAGGTCTTCATATTCCGATTCTGCTTCTTCTATCTCTTCTTGTTCTCTTAATTCTCTATCTAAAACATCAGCAATCTCTAACATCTTTTCTATTTCTTGAGGAGAGTAGGCTGTTTTAATTTTAGTATTTTGTAACTTAGTCAATATCACTTCGTAATAGTTTGCTAATTCTTTTGCAGCTCTTGAAATAACCATTACCTTATCTTTTGGAATAACAAACATTTTATCATTTGTAAATGGTACCCAAGGTGATAAAGTGTTATCATCTTTAAGACCAGTTGTAGTCATTCTTGACGTTGTAATTAGTTGTAAGGGGTTTTGTATTCTTAGAAAATCATTATCTAACGATATACTTCCAACCAATATACTGCCGTCTGTTAGTCTGACTAGCCTATAGTCTGTTAAATCGTTTGGGGCCTTTTCTAATATTTCATCCATATAACTATTTATCTCTTTCTTTCAAGTCGATATTATGCATCTCGTAATCAAATTCTTCTTCTGTGTAGATGTTTATTCTCTCTTGAAAATGTTTAAGTGTAAAGTTTTCTTTTGATTTATAAGTTAAGTTATCTGCTATATCATATAATGTGGCGTTCACTTTGTTATCGCCTAGTCTTAAACCACGACCTATACTTTGTAAGTTCCTGATTCTACTTTTCGAAGGACTTGCAAATATAATATTATGTAGATTTTTAATATTAACACCAGTACTAAATGTTCCATAACTTGCAACTATAATGGCATCTTTTTCTTTCTCTACTATCCCTCTTATTGCCTCTCTTTCGTCTGCTTCAACACCACCAAAAATATAAAAAACTTTTCGGTTACTATCAGCTTTCTTTTTTATTATCTCATGTAAATTCTTACCATGTTTCTCTACTAACTGAAATAAAACTAAAGTGTTGCCTTTTAATTTAAGTGCTAGATTACGAATAAAGTTTTGTCTTGATACACTACTTACTAGATAGTCTATCTCGTCTTGATATTTACCACTTGCAACCATTTTACAGTTTTCATCTGTGTGTTTTAAAATTAAACAACGAACAACTAAGTTAGATAATTGTTGTTTATCCATTAGTTTTCTTGTAGATGTAACTTTATTAACAGCACCAAATAATCCTTCTAATACTAATTTATGTGTCAGAGCACCATCTAGTGTACCAGTAAGACCGATACGATATTTACAATCTTCAAGTTTTGACATAATCTCTGTAAGTGATTTAGATTTAAATAAATGTGCTTCATCACCAAAGACACAACCAAACTGTTCAAAGTATTTCTTTGGTAGCTTATATAGTGATTGCCATGTAGATATCAAGACCTTTTTATCTGTTTGATTGGAATAACCACTATATAATCTATGACAATTTTTCTTTACATTCCAACCATATGATTGAAAATCAGAATACATCTGTTCAACTAATGAGGTTGTTGGTACAATTAATAATATTCGATTGTTAGGTTTATCTTTAATTAGATGTGAGTAGTAACGTATTAATGCATAGATGATGAATGACTTACCTGATGCTGTAGGACTCAACAGTAACGCCCTATTGAACTTTAAACTATGATATATTGCGTCTATCTGATAATCTCTAGCTTCAAACTTTTGACCTAGACTGTTAGAAAATTTAGTAACAATATCTCTGTCTACTTTATTATTAACCTCAACATCTTTTCCTGCTACAATTTTATATCCTCTTTCTTCTGCAAAGGCTCTAATATATGGATATAATCCAAAGTATATCTCTTTTGTTTTTTGTGAAAATAATCGTATCTTACCATCCCACATACGATTACGAAACGCAGGCATAAACTTATAACCTGGTACATAAAATGTAAAGAACTCTGATATTTCTCGCTGAATGTTAGGGTCACAATCAACTGTTATATAGACTTCATTTTTCTTTTCGAGTATTAAAGTATCCATGTCATTACACTATATCTATCACCACTAATTACTTTTTTAACTTCATGTGGAAACATAAAGTTTGACGGAAAAACAATTGCTGAACCTTTTTTCTTTTCTATAGGTTCACCACATAATACAAACTCACCACCTTCATAATCATCATTTAAAAATATTAAAGATGTTAGATGTGGATAACCTTGTTTTTGACCATGACTATGATGTATATTATCTATATGTTCTTTCATAAAACCACCTGTGTCATAACAGTTAATTCTAAAGTTTGTGTATTCTTGTATTTTAATTCTATTGTGTATTGATACATAATCGTTTACAGCTATCTTAAAACCTTTTTGTATAATATAATAGTCTTGATGTTTCGGTGTAATCCAAAACTCTTTCATATCAACTTTAGATGTGCCTAAATTTTTGTATGCATTTGAGAACGTAGAAGTTTGCCAACTATTAAATGTATCTTTATTATAATGCTGTATTATACTATTACAAGACGCTGGGTCTAATACATGTGGATAATAATATATGTAATTATAAAGTTTGTCTTTAGAGATTGGCTGACTGGAACTCATGATGTTCTCCTACTTGACCTTTTACTTGCATATTCCAGGCTATACTTATACGATAATTTTTTGAATTGTTTTGTTGTACCCAATGTGGCAACCATGAAGGAAAAAATATTGCTCTATTTGTTTTTGATGCATAACTTAATATACTAGCGTTTAGAGTATTTGTTTCTTTTTTTCTAGGTACTATAACATCAGCTGCAGGTCTTGGGTCATGAAAAACTATACTTGCACCTTGGTCTGATTGTAGATAATAAGTACCACTTAAAAAATTATTTGAGTGTGTGTGAGCAGGGTGATGTTCACTTTGTTTTAAAACATTTGCCCACATATCTGTTATAATTAAATCTTCTACATTATAACCCAAAGTATCACATATCTCTTTACCAGTCTTTATAATTAAATCTGAGAAGTCTTTGAACTCTTCTTTAGTATGTAAATCTGCTGACTTTGTTTGCCAGTTAGTATCATACTCTCTTTCTTTCCATAAATTATGAATGTAACCTTTCATCTCACCAGTTCCAGTCATAAAATTATCTAGTAAAAATATATTAGTTGCGAATATCTTTTGATGTTCCATACTCTTCCAATTTCTTTTCTGTACTTCTTTTATATAATCGGTACATAATATAATATAAAGGATATATTAGAGGAATCCAATAACAATGTTTTCCTCTTACGATTAACATGTGCCATATCCAACTTCTTTTTTTATGAGTAAATCCAATACAACCTAACACTTAACATACTTTCATTTATATTGCACCACTCGTGAACTTCTTCCACTCGATTGCGTTTTTAATTAAAAATGTTCTGTTGTTTATACTTCTTAAAACTTGTTCAAGATATGTAACAACTTGTTTTAGATATGCAGCCTTTTGGTCTGCTCTCTGTAATTCATCATCTGAATCCATATAAATGTGTACATCTGCTTTTAATACTTTTAAATCAAATGGCTTCTCAGCATAAACTGAAGGGTCTGATTTGCCTGTATAGTATTCCCATTTATGTCTTCTTAAAGTATTATAATCATACTCTGCTTTCTTGAGTAGTAAAGAAAACTTATTAAAGTGTTGTAGATACTTATTGTGTAATAAAGGTATCTTAACCGACTCAGAATCTAATTCTGTATCGTCTAACTTAAAGTCTCTATCTACTTGTTGTTGTAACTCTTCTAACGTCATAATAAAATCCCATTGTTATATAGTGTGATTGATTTCAACTAAGTAATGTGTCCACCATTGTATATCTTCATCATCAAAAAAACGAAAAGTAACTGATTCATATTTCGGAAACTTAGCTACACTCCATGCACCTCTACAATTTTTAGCACATGCCGTTTTTGCTTTCTTTACATCTTCATCATCAAGACTAGACCACATAGTATGAAATATAGTTCCACTATTTCTGCCTGTCTTGTAATCGTTTGGTGTTTTTTGATGCCCATGCATCTCATAAAAATTTTTACTCATATGATATTATATCACCTTTCTGTTGTTTTGTCAAGGCCATTAACCATTTCTTTTTGTGTAATATAGGTAAGATTATCACAATCTTTCCATTCATCTATCTCACAATCTATTGTTGATGTGCCAATAACATTTGGATTTACTTTGTAAAATTTGACATTTTTAAATTTATTGAATGTATTTTTATGTTGCAGAATCCAGTTAAATGTTTCATCTGAATTATCAGGTCTAAATGCCATAGAATGTTCTTCAGAATATCCTTTTGTTCCTGCATAGACGTTGTTTATATTATTATCTAAACTATATAAATCATGACCAATGATATAAACTTCTTTAGCACCTAACTCACAAGCAAGATAGATACTTCTAGTACCAGTTGCATATGCAAAGTTGTCTACATCTGGTTCTATATCTTTTACTTTATCACCATCAATCACTCCTGTAATGTAGGTCATGCCTAAGTTATGCCCTTTTGTAAGTGTAAATACTCCATCAGCACCATGATAAACTACTTGTTCACTTTCATTCCATTCAATGTCAGTTTTATCTGCCATAGTTTTCATCATTTCTTTTGCAACAAATATTGGTACAGGTGTCCAGTATCCTAGATAACAATTATTTTTGTGTGCATATCCTGAACGATATATTTCGTGACCTATTTGTGAGTCTAACGCCACAACAATATCTGGTGTGAAATCACGATAGATTGCATTACAACCTATTACTGTTCCATGTTTTTTGAAGTCGTCTAGATTTAGACCTTTACGAGAATTACCATTACCAAAGCAAAACGCTGTCTTCATTATATAAAAGTTCCTATATTATTCTACGAAGTAGAAATTTGTACTATATCATAATTCATGTAGTTAAAACTAACCGAAGCACTTAAATAGTCTACATCGGTTGCTCTAATATCATAATTTAAACTACCCAAAGATGTTGGGTAAATATTTTGAAATCTTATTTCTGTTTTAGCAATATTCTTACTATTTAAAACTGTAAGTATTGCATCGGAATATATACCACCTTCATTTAAAGGTTGCTTTATAGAAGTACCAGTTGGCGTTGTAGTTCTACTAGAACCAGGAAATCTGTCAGTTCCAGAGGCCTGCAAATTTTGAAACTGTTCATTCTTACTAGGAAATCCTAAACCAAGAAGCCAATCGTGTATCTCTTTATAGTTATTTAAATTTTCATCAACAAGAAACGATAAATCAAGAGCTGCAAAAGTCAACTTGTCACCAGGTAAAGGTATGTCATACAGAGTTGTATTTTGTTGTGCTGAACCTAGATTTACACCAGGTATAGTAGCACTCTGTACAAAAAACTCTACTGTTGGAAGTTTAGTGCATTTAAACCTAAACTGAAGAGGACTAGCATAATCACTCTTAGATGGTTCTCTATTGATTACATTTGTTGTTGTCATACTTATATTTATAAAAGTTTTTTAGAGATATTATTAAGGCTTAAAAAAACCCCTCAACTTTGCGTCAAGGGGTATAAAGATATTACTTCTTTTTTATTATAGGAATTTACTGTTTATGATTTGAAGTTCAGCTTCTGATGCCTCTTCTTCATCCCATTTTTGTAATTGTTTTTCCATATACTTATGAAACAATGGTGGGATTAAAGCTAATGCGAATAATGTAAAGTAACCATTACCACAATTAGGTGCCCCAACTTCATCTAACTCCCAGAAGTGTGTTTCACCTCTATCATGATGGTCTGCCTGTCTTCCTATTTCTATAAAGAACCAACTTGAGAATAATGTAGAATTATCCCATGAATGTCTATAGTCGATTGGCGAACCTTGTTCTCTAACTAAACCATAATGCTCTAAGTAGTTTAGTGCTTCTAATTCAAAGTTAGAAATTAACCATAATAGTGCCATACATGCAATCCCTGTCCATGCACCTGCATACCAGAATAATGCGATTGTAGGTAATGACATTGCATAACCTCTAATCCATCTGTTTTGATATGATAAGAAAGGTACACCTAATCTTTTTAATCTTTGTTTTTCCATTGTGTATAGGAATTTACTTTGACCAAAATAAGATTTAGGTAAGTGTGCATATAAACTTCTACCTCTTGGTGCTGTTGCTGGGTCGTTTTCACAACCTAACTCTAAGTGGTGATTGTATACATGTGCATAACAGAAATGTGCAGAGCCACTTAATCCCATCATCCATCTTGCGATTAAGAAACTAAATCCTTTAGTGTGTGCAAGTTCATGTCCGTAGATAATTCCTATACCAGCAAATATACCAGACGACACAACTGCACCTAAGAGTTCAGAACCTGCCATACCATTATATATTTGATATGCAAGTACACATTGTAGTGCTATGAATACAGGTAACATTAAATACATGACTGAATTTTGCAACCATGGTATACCTAATGTATCACCTTCTTCATCAAATCCAGCACCCATAGTTTGTTTGGTGTATAAAGTATCAATTATGATACCTGCACCTAACAAGAATACTCCTGTCCATACCCAAGGCCCACCTGCTAATACACCGAATAACGTTGCAAGTATTAATAGTGGAGCAATTAGATATCGTACATTGATAAGAAATTTCTTCATCATTGTACTCCCGACCGAACGGCCTGTGTGCTACAAATTTATTATGAAATTTGTTTCTAATACTATTTATATCATATCAGTATGTCAAAGTCAAGCAGCTAGACCAATGTACATGTTTTGTATAAAAAAATCTATACAAAATAGACCAAAAAAAAAGGGCGCCGAAACGCCCTTTTCTATATATCGAGATGAATCGAAATTACATGATGTTTGTAACTTTAACTCTTCTGTAGTATAGGTTTTGTTCACCAGCAGCAACTGCGCCTGAGTTATCAAGTGCACCAGTTCCGTTTGATGTAGCAAAAGGATTTTGAACCATTCCGTATCTAGTTTTAAATCCAATTTTTGGTTGGAAACTGTCTTGACCAACTGCACGAACCATTTGTAATGGAACGTATGGGCAATAGAACAGACCAGAATCGTAAGGTGAAGTTCCTTTGTAACCAATTACATAGTACTGACTTGCAGATACGTTAGCAGCATATGGGTCAACATACACTTTAAACTTACCATTAAGAACACCAGCAAAAGTATTACCTGTGTCATCAACATTTAAGTTAGAGTTTAACGCAGGAGCGTAATCTAAAACACCAGCCATTTGTAATGCAGAAGCAACATCAGCAGAACAAATAATGATGTTCCCTTTACCTCTACGAGTTTGTTGACCGATAGCGTTAGCGTCTCTCTCTAGTTGATATAATAATCCTTTGAATTTCTCAACTGACCATCTACCGTTTGAGTCAGTATCTAAATCGAAGATACCAGCAGTAGTTGTGTTCACTTGAGCACCTGCTTTTGCGTGACCGTAAATAGTTCTAACTACTTCACGGTTAATCTCAGCAAGAATTTCACTTGAAAGGATGTTTGCAAGTTCTGTCTCTGCGTCTAAACCATGGATTGCTTTTAAGTCTTGTGCAAGTTCCATTGTGTATTCTGCTTTTAGAGCACGTGATTTAGCAGTAACAGTTACTTTGTCGATTGAGAATGCCATTTCAGCAAACTCATCTGTGCCATCACCTAATGTTTCTGCCTGAGCAGTTGTGAAACCAGAACCAGTTGTGTAAGTTCCAGCAGAAGGTGAATCGTTTAATGTTGCAGGGTTAGTACCAGCCTGAGCGTCAGGGGAACCTGAACCTCCAGCGGCATCTCTACTTGAGAAGTCTGAATCTGCTTCGTTGAATAGTGCTTCTGCACCAGCCTGTGAACCAAATCTTGATTTCATAGCGAAGATTAAGCCTGTTGGACCAGTCATTGGTTGTACACCACAAATATCGTAAGCGATAAGATTAGGCATAGCACGTCTAACTAGTGATATTAAAACTGGATCAAAGTTATCAACAGAAGAACCAGTTGCGTTTGTTGGTGCAGCCTCAGCCATAAAGCTTCGGTCTTCCCTAACTGATTTCTCTTGGTTTTCTAAAATCACAGTAGTTACAGCTCTTTTATAAGCATCTTCGATTTTTGGCAAATCTGGATGTTCTAGGACTGGCTGCCACTTTTCCTGTAAGTTTTCAGTAAGATACATTTATCTCTCCTTGTTATTATTTACATTTGTTAAAAACATTAAGATTATCTTGACACCTTAACGTTTTTGGTTATTGCGGCTGTATATGCAGCCATAGCATCGGACTTGCCAGCATTAAAATCAGCTGGTTCGTTTGCCGCCACAGAATCAACAGAATCATTTTCTGTTATCTCTGCTTTCGTTTTAGGGAAGTAAGACTCTTTAATAGTCTCTAACTTTTCTCTAAATTTCTCAGCACTATCGTACTCAACATTCTCAGCCATAGATACAAACTTTTCTTTTTCTGTTTCTGCTAAATCAGCAGTCACTTCAACGATAGCCTGTGTCTTATGGAACTCAGAAACTTCTTTTGAAAGATTTACGTTCTTCTCAATCTGTTCGTTAAGTTTAGTTTCTAAATCTTTTGATTGATTTGTTAAGTCTTCTAGCACGTTATACTTTTCTTCTGGAACATCAATGTAATGTTCTTTGAATAAAGATTTTAGTCCAGATATGAAATCTTCAGCAATCTCGGTACGAATACCTCTTTCTACTGCCAATTCATTTTCTTTCATCCATTCTTCAACAACATAGTTTAGATATGAGTCTACTTTCTCGACCATAGCTTCTTTTATTGTTTCAGTTTCTTTTGAAAGTTTTTCTTCATACTGAGACTCTAACACTTTAACCTGTTCTTGTATTCTTGTCTTAACAGCAGTTTCAAAAATAGTTGCAGCCTTCTCTTTGAATTCCTCAGATAAGTCAGCGTCTGTTGAAACTAATGCCTTAACGTCATCAGATAGGTCAATATCCATTTCAGTTTCAGTAGTAGTTTCAGCAACAGTTTCCACACCGTCTTTTACTTCTACTTCTTCTTCCTTCATGTCAGATGGTTTTTGGTCATTTGGTAATGAACCGTCTTTCGCATCTTTATTAACCTGGTCCGATACTTTAGATACCTTTTTAACAGCGGTTTGGCCATCAGGGTCAGTAGGTTTAACCACTGCCTTGCCCAAATCTTCGCCGTCGTTTTTAAGGTGAGTAGGTTCAGCGGCAACTGCATCTTTATTAGCAGCATTAACCACTTCGTCTAACTCTTTTTGTACTTCGGTTTCAGACATAAGGTCTCTCCTTAATATTTAAAAATTAATTAATTCTTATTATTGCTATTATTTATACATCTTACCATCTTAAACCATGCGCTTCCTTAAAAGCTGCGTAGGTTTTAGAATTTAGATATAAAATCCTTGAAGATATTTGCTTTAACTTCTGCAAGTTCTTTGCGTTTAGTCTTTTCAATCTCTTCTTTATATTGTTCAACTTCTATACTTTTCAGTATTCCGTTATCCCATACCCATTCTTTATTCTCCATAATACCTTCTACGAACGCATCAGGAGCAGATGGGTCTGCAACTATATCAGCTGCGGTTGCAAGATAGAAGTCTTTTCCAACAACATTTCGTCCTTGAGATTGTTGAATAGAACCCATACCTCTTGAAGATACACCCAACTGAGCACCCTCGTCAATTAAATTCTTAACGATTTTGCCGTAAGGAGTATCCATTACTTTTGCCTCGCCAATAAAGTTTTTACCTTCTGGTTTTAGACTAGTAATCATATGCGAAACTCTTTCAAGATTAACTGTTGGTCCGTCTGGATGTCCTAGTTCACCGAAAGCACGTTTCTTGTTAATAAACTCTTTTGTGTATCTGTTTACTTCTTTTTGTAAAGTCTCTACTGGATAAATTCGACCGTTACGGTTCTTTATATCCGCTTGCATAAAGACACCCTTTATCTTGTACGACTTACCACCATTAGTGTCTTCAGTCAATACTTCGATATCTTCGATTGTTTCTGTAATTAGTTTCATTTATCCACCTTTTGTTTATTATTGTAAATTTTGTCTACAACTTCTCTCTTTAATTCTTCTTTTGCAACTCCGTACTTCTCTGCAAAAGCCTTTCTAAATTCGTCTGCAATCTGACTTTTAGATTTTGTTCCTACAATTCTTTCTAAAATTGCTCTTGAATAATCTTTTTTCTTCTTTCCCATTTATCTCACTTCTAAAATAATTGTATAGTTATCGCCTGCAACAAACCCTTTTGTTGAAAGTAGTATGTCGCCTGCAGGAGATGTATTTGCTGTCAATGTTGCATTGTTAGGAATACTATTACCAGCAGTAAAGTAATCATGAAAACCACGACCAGAGAAAAATCCTATAGTTGCATTAGCAGAACTTGTTCCACTGCCTGCCCATAATAATTCTACGCCTGATTTACCATTTGTTGTATTGACTGCCCAATATATTTTTGCAATTACTCTATTCGCATCTTCTGACATAAAGTTTAATGCACTAGCATCCATTTTAGTCACAAGTGTTTCACCTGAGCCGTCACTTATATTAGTAAACTTCATAACAGTTTTAACTCCAACTGTATCTGCTATTGTTTGTGTTGTAACAACATCTGCCATTTAATTTCTCCTAAACTCTGTAATTAACAAATAACTCTTAACATTCGAATCAGTTGTTAATTTTATTATTTTATCATTGCCAAATTTTAACTGGTCAGGTCGTAATCCATACTTACCATTTCCAGTAAAACTCAAATCATCTTTTTCACTTTCGGCACTTATCTTTAAAGTACCTGTAC